TCTACCCAATCTGGGAAGCTGCAACCATCGACGAGTGGTTGTATAACGGAGGACCATATCAACTTATTGTGTTCCACTTTCTCATCGGTATCTCAGCATACCTGGGACGTCAATGGGAACTTAGTTATAGATTAGGAATGAGACCATGGATATGCATAGCTTATTCCGCACCAGTTGCAGCAGCATTCGCCGTCTTCCTCGTGTACCCATTCGGTCAGGGGAGTTTCAGTGATGGTATGCCTCTTGGTATTTCAGGGACTTTCAATTTTATGTTTGTCTTTCAGGCAGAACATAATATTCTTATGCATCCTTTCCACATGCTCGGCGTTGCAGGGGTATTCGGTGGAGCTTTATTCGCTGCTATGCATGGAAGTCTCGTTACTTCTTCGCTCATCCGTGAAACGACTGGGCTTGATTCTCAGAACTATGGATATAAATTCGGCCAAGAGGAAGAGACGTATAACATCGTTGCGGCTCATGGCTACTTTGGGAGACTCATTTTCCAGTATGCTAGCTTTAACAATAGCCGTAGTTTACATTTCTTCCTGGCTGCTTGGCCCGTCACTTGCATATGGCTTACCGCTATGGGAGTCTCCACTATGGCTTTTAATCTCAACGGCTTTAACTTCAACCAGTCAGTCGTTGATGCTAGTGGACGGACAATCCCAACTTGGGCTGATGTCTTGAACCGTGCCGATTTAGGCATGGAAGTAATGCATGAAAGAAACGCACATAATTTTCCACTTGATCTAGCGGCTAAAGAAGTCGCACCGATAGCTTAACGATACTTCCGTTCATCCCTATGGGACGCATGAAACCTTAGACATGGAACGGGGTCTGGGGTACTTGGAGATTTCCAATGACTATTAAAGTTACTTACAAGTATCGTGGCATCACTTATACAAAATCAAAATCTATTTAATTAAAATGAAAACAATTGCACTTGCTCTCGCAACAACCACTCTAGCGTCTGCACCTGCATTCGCTGGTACTTACATAAACACTGAAGTTAACAACGGTTACTATGGGTCTCAGTATGTTGGTAGAACTGTAGAACTACACGTTGGAGCTGAAGGTACTAAGGGAAAGGTTGACTACTTTGTACAAGGTGGTCCTGCTTTAGTAGCTGTTGACGGCGTTGACGGTACAGAGACAGAACTATCAGGTAAGTTCGGAGGTACATATAGCATCTCCTCAGCTACATCTCTTTATGGTGAGTTTGCTGGAGGCACCAATGGTGATCTAGATAATTCATACAACCTAAAAGTTGGAGCTAAGTACAAGTTCTAATGTCACAACAAAGCGACAAGGCTAGGGCTTCAGTAACTTCACTGACTCCCGAACCAGAACTTAAAGAAGAAGAGAAAGAAGAAGTTGAAGAAGAAGTTCAATGAATTATGGCTAGTAGTATTATTTACTCTAGCCTTCTTCATACATATAGAAGTACTTCATGTAAACTTCCATAGCAGAGAGGCACCTCAGTGTCTTTCTAGCGAGCTTAGTTTAGCGGTAAAACTCTAGCCTTCCAAGCTAGGTTCATCGGTTCGATTCCGATAGCTCGCTTTTGGCTTTTAGCCCCGTACGCGGGATACCTATTAGCCGTCTAGACGGTGGGATAGACCACAAAACTTGAATTTTAATTTGCATGCGATGATGATTTATACCCTCAAACATTTTAAAAGATAGATAAATGGCACAACAGTCAACCGACCATCAGGCGTCGGTAACTATGCCAGGTGCTGCTCAAAGCACCGGCGATAGAAGAGCTTTATATTTAAAGCTGTTTTCAGGAGAGATGTTCAAAGGCTTCCAGCATAATGCTATAGCTAGAGATCTCGTCATGAAGCGTACCTTGAAGAACGGTAAGTCATTACAGTTCATCTACACAGGACGTACAAAAGCCGAGTTCCATACTCCAGGCAACAGCATACTAGGTAACTCCGATGGAGCACCTCCAGTAGCTGAGAAGACCATCACAGTTGATGATCTACTTATCAGTTCAGCTTTCTTATACGAGCTTGACGAGACATTGGCTCATTATGATTTGAGATCTGAGATATCCAGAAAGATTGGATACGCTCTTGCTCAAAAGTATGATCGCCTAGTGTTCCGTGCAATCACACGAGGAGCTAGAGCTGCATCACCTATTACTAAGGCTAACTTCGTAGAACCAGGTGGTACACAGATCCGTGTTGGTACAAACAACCAAGGTTCTGATGCTTATGTTCCTGCATCTTTGGTAAACGCATTCTATGATGCTGCAGCCGCAATGGATGAAAAAGGAGTCAGTTCTGATGGGAGAGTGGGTGTATTAAACCCTCGCCAATATTATGAATTGATCCAACAGGTTGGTGATAATGGTCTAGTTAACAGAGACGAGCAAGGTACATCCCGTCAGAAGGGTAATGGCATTGTTGAGATCGCTGGTATCAAGATCTACAAGTCAATGAACATTCCGTTCTTTGGTAACTACGGTACTATTTATGGTTCCGCATCAGCTACAAACCCAGGAGTAACCTCACCTACAAATGTTGGTTCATTTGTTGGTAGTGACACTGAGCTTGAAGCTGCACAAGCTTCAGATACAGGCATCAATAACGAGTACGGTAACCATTCCGAATTCGCTAACTCTTGTGGATTAATATTCCAAAGAGAAGGAGCAGGTATCGTTGAAGCTATCGGTCCTCAAGTTCAAGTAACGAAAGGAGATGTTTCGGTTATTTACCAGGGTGACGTGATATTGGGTCGCTTAGCATGTGGGGCAGATTATGTTAATCCTGCTGCATGTGTTGAACTAGTTGCAGGTGCTGCAGTTGGTTCTACAGGTAACGCTGCATTCTAAAATGCACACTTATGGGGAGTCATTACGGCTCCCTTTTTTTTATTTATATTAATCAACTATGGCTTTCCCTACCACTAATGCTGCTACAGAATTACCCGCTATAAATCAAATCCTAATGGCTTGTGGTCAGGCTCCAGTCACCACTTTGGATGAAACCAACCCAGACGTTGCGATTGCATATACAACCCTTCTAGAGATATCTAGAGAGGTTCAAAGTGAAGGCTGGACCTTTAATAAGGAAGCACATTATGAGATGACACCTGACTCTAACAATGAGATCCTCATACCAAATAATGTATTACAAATAGATCTTACACAAGCTCATGCAGGTGATAAGAATGTAATAAGAAGAAATGGCAAACTATATGATAAACAAAATCATACTGATCAATGGACTAATGGAGCTGTTGAATGCGATATCGTTTGGTTCTTTGATTGGGTAGATCTACCAACACCTATACAGGACTACATTACAGCTAGAGCTGCTACCACTACATCCAGTCGGATAGTAGGAGATCAAACTCAATACCAAATGCTTCAACAAAAAGAGGCATATACCAGAGCTATGGCTCTTGAATACGAAACAAGCCAAGGTGACTATTCATTCTTTGGTAAAGCTGATGGAGCCAACCCATACATCGGTTATCAACCTTATCATGCACTTTCTAGATAATGGCAGCAGTAACACAAAGGATCTCCAACTACTTAAGTGGAGTATCAAAACAAACAGATAGTAAGAAGCTTCCAGGTCAGGTACGAGAATGTATTAATGGTTTCCCTGATGTGACATTAGGTTTAACTAAAAGACCTGGATTTCAATTTATCAAAACACTTACAAATACAGGTGGCACACCATCTGATGAATTTGATAACAATGATTTAGATGGTGCTAAATGGTTTTATATGACTGTAAGTGCGACTAGATATATAGGATGTATTACACCCGCTGCAGGTGGTACTAATGGCAGTATCAATATATGGAATGCTGATACAGGAATTGCATGTACGGTCACTAATGGGTCTGCACATACCTACCTAACAGGTACAAGTAAATCTAACTACGACGTCTTATCAGTACTTGACTCAACCATCATTACAAACGATTTAGTTACTGTAACCGCACAAGCTGCTACTACAGGTTTTGTAGCACAGAGTAGAGGTACAGTACTACTAAGTACACAGGGAGTCCTTGAGGCTTCAATACAAAGTACTGATTTTGAAGTTAAGTTAGGTGGTACAGCTATACTTGCTGAGAAAAGTGCTATCCAAGTATGTACTTACACATCAGGTGGTACTGTCGATTTTGATGATGTATTAACTGGAATCAAAGCTGCAATAGATGCAAAAAGTATAACTGGTATGACATGTACTAAGTATGGTACATCTCTACAATTAGATTATGTAGTCAGTGGAACTAGAACACCATTTACTTTAGAAGCTAAAGGTGGTATTGATAACAAACGTATAACAGTTTACCAAGATTGGGCTGATAATGAATCATGGCTACCATCCAATTCATTTCATGATCAACATGTAACTATTTTAAATTCACGGCTATATGACGAAGATAATTATTATGCAAAGTTTGTAGCTAACAACACCTCAACAGGTGGTGAAGGTTATTGGAAAGAAACAGTAGCTAATAATATATCTCCAGGGTTAACAGCCACTACAATGCCTTATAAGCTTAGAAATACAGGTGCTACTACCTTTGTCTTTGAGCCTGTAACTTGGGGTAATAGACTAGTTGGAGATGATCTAACAAATGCTCATCCTAGCTTTGTAGGTAAAACTATAAAGAAAGCTTTCTTCCATGACGATAGACTTGGTTTCTTGTCAGAAGATAACGTCATCCTTAGTAGAGCTAAAGACCCTTATGAGTTCTATGCAACATCAGCTAGAACACATACAATGGCTGACCCTATAGATGTTAACTGTGCTTCTGTTAGAGCTACTAAACTACATGCAATTAAACCTGCTAGACAGGGTTTAGTTCTTTTTTCAAAGAACCAACAATTCCTAATCTATGCAGATGACGGACCTTTAACACCTCAATCTACAAAGATAAGACCAATCTCTAATATGGAGATGAGTGATGAGGTTGATCCAATTGACGTTGGTACTCACTTTAACTTCATCAGTAAGACTCCTAACTTTACTAGGGTCTTTGCTATGCAGACTAAAGGTCTTGGTGAAAGCCCACAGATCTTAGATATAGGAAGGATTGTTAATGAGTGGATCACCGATGATATAGATACATTAATAGCTAGTATTCAGAATGAGTTCATAGCTATGTCAAGTCAAAGTAGTAATACCATATATTTCTATAAGACTTATACAGATGGTAAAGAACTACTTATGGAGTCTTGGTTTAAATGGACATTACCTGGGACTATTCAGTCAATGTCTATTGATGAGGATGATATGTACTGTGTTACCAAACAAGGTACAGGTACATCTGCAAGATATACCTTAGAAAAGGCTAACTTAACTCAGAGTCCAGAAGTAGCTATCATAACTAATGCACAGGGTCAAAAGATTAACCCTTGTATAGATTTATATGCACGGGCTAGTTCTGTTGTATATGACCCAACTAATAACTTTTCAAAATGCTATCTACCTTTTGCTAATCTAACTGATCAAAAGAATGTAATGATCGTTGCTGGTACAACAGCAGCTGGTACGTTTAATAACTCAGGATTTACTATCACTCCAGAATCTATAACCGATGGTTCTGGTACATACTGGAAGATACCTGGAGAAAACCTCTCTACGAACGCTAACAACGTCTACGTGGGCTATGCTTATGACTTTGATGTCGAACTACCTAAGATCTATTATGACCTCTCTGGGGATGGTAAACAGGTTGACTTTACAGCTAACCTTACAGTAGCTAGATGCAAGTTTGATGTAGGTTTATCAGGTGTAGTTGGCTTCAAACTAAATGCAGTTGGTAGGTTTGCTAGTAAGAAGGAATTTACAGGTGATGGATCAACTACTCAATTTGAGTGGATATCATCAGATCTTAATTATGTAGATAGAGATGAAGTGAAGGTAAAGGTTAATAATGTAACCACTACATTTACTTTTGTTAATGATACAAAGATTCAATTCTCATCTGCACCAGCTAATAACGCTAAGATACTTGTCTACTTGGATGAATGGTATGACTTAAATCCAACTACAGAAGCTAATACATATCTAGCTGATGACGTTCCATTAGAAGAATCAAACGTACTAACAGTACCAATACACCAAAGAAGTAAGAACTTCACATTAAGGGTCTTTAATGACTCACCATTTCCCGTCTCTTTAAACTCGATGATGTGGGAAGGAAACTACTCACCGAGATTTTATAGGAGGACTTAAGATATGACAGTTGATCCAGTAACCGCTGGTTTAATTATTGGTTCATCATTATTTTCAGGCTTCTTGGGAAAAAAATCCCAAGATAAACAAGCAGACGAAGCTAATAAGTATAGAGAATTACAATACGGTTATGATAAAGAACTGTATCAAATGGGTAATGAAAAGCTAGATGCTGATTGGGCATTTGCTTATGAAACCTATGAATTACAGAAAAGTAACGAAGAGAAGATAGCAGCATATAGTGATGCTATGAACTTGAAGCGTTATAATTATGACCTCAAGATTGTAAAAGCTCAGAATGAATCTAATAAGAAAGCATTTCAAAAATCAGAACAATTATATCACTCACAGTTAGGGTTTAATAATGCAGCTGCAAATGCTGCACATGAAGATGCACTAACCAAACAACGAGAAATAAAACAAGAAATTGCTTTTAAAAATGGTGATGCTATTGTAAAAGCAATTGAAGAAAAAGGTAAGCTAGCTGTAACAATGCAAAGTGGTGGGAGTTCAGCTAAGGCTGCTCAAGCACTACTAGCTTCAAGAGGTAAGAACGAAGCTTTACTGGCAGAATCATTGTATAGTTCTAATATCAGCACTATCCAAACTTTAAAAACAATATCAAGAGATAAATACGGAGCAGATTTAGCTGCTTTTGCTAACAAAATGTTGGAACCTGGAATTGTACCAGATCCAATAGCATCACTTCCTACACCAGTAGCTGACTTCCAAGCACCAAGAGCATTAGTAGGATTTGATTACGGTCCAGAACCTATTAAAGGTGTTAAGTCAGTAGGAGGTTCTTGGTTAAATGTAGCATCATCAGCACTATCAGGTGTAGCAAGTGCAGCTAAAGGTGGATTCATTGAATTTTAATTAATTATGGCATACACAAGTCAAGCTAAAGGTAAGCAAGCACGATTCCGTCCAATACAAGCAGGTCAAGAAGCTTTGAACCAACAACTTGTAAAGGATGAGCAAGTTATACGTAACATAAAAAGTGTAGCGGATCAGCAGGAAGCACAGGACGAGAAAACTATCCGACGCTTAAAGCATAACGCTACACAAGTCAATATAAATCGTGAGGCAAACCAAAGGCTAGTAGATAAAGCAGATCAAAAACGCAGATCTGCTATCGAAGCAAATCAGATACGCACTCGACAGAATGCGGAAACTGAAATCAAAAACATAGAAAAAGAAGCTCAATCTTGGAAAGCGTTTAGTGAAACAGCTACAGGTGTATTAACACAATATGCTAAAAGTAGGAAACAAGCTTTAGAGATAGAAGAATTTCAAAAGCAATATAAAAATCCAGAAAACTTTTTCAATGAAAGTTCATTAGATAACGAAGTTTGGAAAAAAGTACTAGAACATGGTGCTTTAACTGCTAAAAAAGCTAAAGAACTTGGTCTTGATCCTAGCATTGTTACTCAACTTTCTACTCTTTCACCAGAACTTAGAAATGTACAACGCCAAAAAGCAGTTATAAGTTTAAATACTATAGGCTTTTCTGAGTACAGAAAAAGAGCTATTGATAAAAGTGGTGCTATTACTGTAGAAGATAAAAAGAAAGTTGCACAAGCAGCTGCCTTTATGTATGCTGCAGAGTTAGGTGTACAAAGCAGTGGTAAACTACTTGAACCTTATTACAAGCATGTACTTACAAGTAATAATGAATTTATAAAAAAAGAAACAGATTCTTGGAATAATTTAGAAAGTACTGAAAATGCTGAAGATGCTAAAACTGATTTCTTTTTAAATAAAACTACAGAAGATGCTCAACATTACTTTAATATTTATCAAACAAAAGTAGGTTTAATTTTCAAACCAGATGGCACAGGATCTACAAATGTTGATGTTAAATCTGCTATTAAAAAATTAGCTGAAAATCCTAGAGAAATACAGAATTTAGAAAAATTTAAAAAGTTAGAAACATTACCTAATACAAGAGGTGATGAGATATTAAACCCTGCTATGCCTATAGAGAAATTATTCTCTGAAAGTGAATGGGTAGATATTACTAATAAAAGAAATACAACTTTAGATAATGATCTTACAAAAGATAAGTTAAAAAAAGATATTTATAGCGGTCAACTAAGACAGAAAGTTGAAGCTACACTTGCTCCAGGTGGTGAGTGGAATGGTACACCAGAAGGTTTTGCGGAAATCATAGATAAAGCACCAGGTTTAAATCAATCTGATAAAGACTATTTAGAAGAAACTTTTCTTTTAACAAGTGGTGCTAGTGTAGATAATTCAGATGCTGCTAAAAATGCAAAGCTTCAAATTAAATCTGGTACATTTGATAAAGCAGCATATAATGCTTTACCACAAGCTTTGAAAACAAATAAAGAATTTAGTGAAGCTTACCAAGCCACTGAACAATTAAATGCAATGGGTTGGGACAAAACTAAAATAGATCAGTATGTTGGTAACTTTATTAAAAATGATATTTTAAAGCTGAAAAGAACTACTGGAGATCCATTACTTAATAGAACTGTACTACCTTCTATATTAGAAGCTAAGGCTGATTTCCGTAATTATTTTAAAGAGGAATTAGCAAAAACTAAAAATCCAGAATTAGCTCGACAGAATGCATTAACAAGATTAGTAACGGAAGTAACAGATGGTAAAAAGAATGGTACAGGTAAATGGAGAATTGATGAATCATATGCTGGTTCTGGTGCAACTATAGGAGAATCTCATTTTCCTTTCTTTGATCCAGGCAGCGATGATTATCAAGTTGAATATCCTGTAGCATTATTACCTAATAAGCTTGAAGCAGTACAAGAGAATAAAAGTATTGTACTAACTCAACAACTGTTCACTAAACCTTATATAGAAGAACAGATCAATAATGTACAAAATGGTCTGGGTTTCAATATAACAGAAGATATTAAAGAATTAAAGAAAGCTAGTGGTAAGAGTTATAGTGATATAATAATGTCACAAGCTAAATTATTAGGTTATAAAAAATCAGACTTTCAATTAGAACCTAGTATTGCTGAAGAGATGCTATCTAGAGTCGTCTCTACTGAAGGCACAAATCAAGATCTCAAGAATTTCACTAGAGAAATTAAAACTATTGATGATGCTTTCAAATCTAATTTAGCTGTAGCTGCTCCAAGATTTGAACCTGCTATGAGTCAAACATCTAGGTGGGCTACAAGGAATGGTATTGAAACTAGTACACGACATTCGATACCTAGTCTAGCTTTAAGACCAGAGGGTCAGGTTATACTTCAAAAATACTTTAGACAAGATGGCATGCCTAGAGGTGGTGCTTTTGTAGTTAGTACAACAAAGACAAAGAACGGTGTAGAAAGAGTCATATCCTTACCAGGAACTGACCCTAACGAACCTGAATTCATCTTCTTACTAGACGGAGGTAATTAATGGAAGAAGAAACAACGAATGAGTCTCTTCCTACCAAAGAAGTAGTAACAGAAGAGATTCCACAAGCGGAAACAGTCGAGCAACAAGCTGAACTTAAATCAGAAGAAGGTGCTCATAAGGCTGTAGCTGTAGGGCAAAAAATCTTTGGTGGTCTAATGAAGGGAGTGTTTGACCCCTTAAATGCTATCCAAGGAAAAGAGTGGGATGAGCGCATGAAGAATACAGGAGAATTACAAGCTTCTATGCTTCTTTCTGTACCTGATGCTGCTTTTGATGTTATAGGCATGATGGGTAAGCATGGCAAACGTGTAGATGACTTCTATGATGATGTCACTAGAATGTCAAATTCTAATATCCAGAAGGCTAGAGGAGTTATGTCAGTCGTTATACCTAGTTTTATGGGTATAGGACTTGTAGGAGCTGGAACTAAAGCTGCAAAACTTAATGGTATTTCCAAAGCTGTAGCTACAGTAGGAGGTAATCTAGCAATTGACGGTGGTTTAGGTTATGCATCTGATCAAAATGAAGGTGCAGATACACTAGCTAAAACTCTAGCTGATAGTTTCCCTGGCTGGTATGGTATAGAAGGTAAGATACCTCTCCCTGAAACTTGGAAAAACACAAATGCTACAACAGCTGAACAGCTCAGATGGATGCATATGTGGGAAAACACTTCTATGGCAGCCACTGCTGATGTTCTTGGTTATTCAGTTATAGGGCTTTCAAAACTCTATGGTGCAGGTAAGAAACCAGTAATGAGTTGGTTCAAACCTTTAAGTGAGAAAGCAGCTAAATGGAAAAATCAACAGATCTTTACTAATGCAGATAAAGGTACAACCCAAGCTTTATCTAAACTTGATGATCAGGTTATAGGATTAGAAATACGTAAGGCTGAAATCTTACAAGCTATTGAAACTAAGCCTGGTACTGCAGAACTTAAAGTATTACAAGATCAATTAGTTCAATTAGATGAACAAATAGTATTAGCAAAAGAAAACAAAATAGGACTTGCTAATGAGTATGTCAATACTGGAAGCACTAAAGCTACAGATAATGATCTAAATTCACATCTAGAACGTAATCAAACTTCAAGGAACATACAAAGAGAGGGTAATGCTCTAGATAAATTAAACACTGATCCTACTGGAGCTAAAGGTTATGATGGTGAAGTAACACCTGGATTAAGTAATGATGCTAATCGTACCTACAATAATATATCTCAAGGTAATGTTGCCGAGAATATGATTGATACGACTACAAATAAATTAGGTATGACCAAAGGAGATAACACTTCTTTAGTATCTGATAACATGTACACTAAAGGTTTCAGATTAGGTAAGAAATCAAGAGATGCTGTAGAAGGTTTCGCTAAGCAAACTGAAGATATGGGAGATTGGCAAGCAATCAAGAATGGATTTAAGTTTGCTAAGAAGGATATGGATGAGGCTGCATGGAAAATCTATGAAGATATCATTCATGCAGGTAGTGTAAGAGATGTTAAAAAGCTATTTATGGCTGATAAAGATTTCTTAAAGATAACCGAAGAAACCACTAGGCAAAGAGCATTATTAGCTCCAATACAACAAGTAGAGATTGATGCAAGAGCACAATTCTTTGCTATGCGTGATTTAGTTGATAGGTTTATAGGTCGTTCTGTTGTTGAGTCTTCAGCACGTACTATGGATACTCTTGGTAGAGATATCAGAACTGCATCTGAAGCTGTAACAAAATTTGGACCAGAGGTTACAGATCAAGCTAAGGTAATGAATAATGTCTTAGATAAGCTTGAGTTCTTAATGAGCGAGTATGGTATAAACAAATATGTATCCAGTTGGCAACTTCGAAACAAAGGTGTATGGAACGAAGCTGTAAGAAAAGGTGAAGATTTAACTCAACTGGCAGGTAGATTAAACGGTGAGTTTGAAGAAGCTTTAAGTGCTCAGCATAAAAAAGCTATGAACTATCGTAAGATCATACAAGAGGCAGCTGCTGAAGATCCTAACCTAGCTAAAGCTTTTGTTGAAGCATATGCATTATCAGACGGTGATGTAGATACTATCTTAAAAATGCATCAATGGGGAGTAAACCAAATACACCCAGTAGGTGCTATACATAGTAGAAGAACTAAATGGAAGTTAAATCTACTTGCTAGAGGTTTAAAAACTATCAGATTTAACAATGTATTATCAGGTCTAGCACCAATAAATGCTGCTAAAGGTAGTGCATCTGCTATCATAGGTAAGCCATTAAGAGCATTCACTCATGCTGGTTTAGATTTTCTAAAAACTGGTGATGCAGAGGCTGTACGTAAAGTTACTTATCTATATGGTGCTATCCAAGAAACTAATAAAAAAGCATTAGTTGATGGTTGGAACATGATTAAACGTGTTCACCATGATGATAAAGGTATGATAAGTGCATTCCGTAAGGATTATATAGTTAAAGAACAGAAAACTTGGGAGGCAATGGATGCCTTATCTGAGAATTGGAAAGCTAATAAACAAACAGGAAGAGTTCTTATGTATCAAATGGCTAAGAACTTGAACAAAATAGGAGCTAATAGATGGTATAAAGGAGCTATGACAGCTATGACTGGTATAGACTCTTACACAAATACTATGATGGCTCATTATTGGTCAAGAGCCTTAGCATATGAAGAGATAGCTAAGAAGGGATTCCCATTTGTAGAAGATAGCTGGAAACCATCTGCACAACTACTTGAAGCAGAGAAAGCACATTATGCTAAAATGTTTGATAAGCAAGGTCTACCAACAGATGATGCTTTGAAACAGTTTAGTGGTGAAGTTAATTTAAACTTAGATCATGCATTCGCTGATAAGGTTACACAGGCTACCGATGCTTTACCTATAACACAAGGTATGTTCATGTTCCCACGAACAGGGATTAATGATGTTAATAGGATGAGTTCTTACTTACCATTAGGTAAGATACCAGGCTTTAAAAACAAATATGTTAAAATTTTACAAGCAGGTGATGATCTTAACCTTATTAAAGAAGCTTTAAAAGAGCATGGTATTGTTTATGAGAAATACCCTCATGCTATGGATATGTATAAATATCTAAAAGAAGAGTATGAAGCACGTTTATCATGGTCTGGTATGTTAACTAGTAGCTTAATGTCTTTAGCTATTGGTGGTCATATAGTTAATAACAAAATACCTTATAATATAAATGGTACAGGTCATTATAGTCATAGTGAACGTAAGAAACTAAGAGATCTTTATGGTGTGATGGAAAAGTCAGTACAAATACCTGGTACTAATAAGTGGATAAGTTTCAAAGGTATTGATGGATTAGACCCTATACTAAGTTTACTTGGTGATATAGGTATGTATTATTCTGATTTATCTGCACCAGTATTAGATGCTGCTTATCAGAAAATACTATGGGCTGTATCTGCTAACTTCTTAAATGAAACACCTTTAGCTGGTCTAGAACCTTTAGTTGCTTTTGCATCAGGTGATGGTAGTTGGGTAAGTCGTTGGATAGCTAATGAAACTAGAAGCTATATACCAGGATCAGGAGGTCTAGGTGTAGCAGCTAATGTTATTGACCCTGCATATAAAGATGTACATAATGATATTCTTGGTTATATCAAAAATAGAACACCATTAAAGAAAAACCTTCCTAATCATGTAGATATATTTACTGGTGAGCCAATTAAAGGAATTCAAAATGGCTGGATTAGAGCTATTAATGCATTCAATCCAGTTAAAATAACTGATGGTGGTGAACCATGGAGAAGAGCTTTATATGAAATAGGTTGGACTCCTAATACTATATTGAAAACTCATTCATCAGGTATGTATGAATACACACCAAAAGAACGTGAACTTATTAATACATACATAGGTGAAGAAGGTAAACTTTTAAAAGATGTCAAGACATATGTAGGTAATGAACATTTCCAAAAAGAAATCAATGATCTACGGATGAGTAGATTAAAAAATCAAAGCTGGACTAGAATCAAATTAAAAAAACAAAATTTACCTATATATACGTATTTGAATAAATCTCTAACTGCTGCACAAGAACGTGCTGAACACCGATTATCTCAAGAGTATCCAGCTATAGCTGAATCTATTAACCAAGCTATCAAAGCTAATGAACTTGAAAGCACTGGTAGAGTTAAGGAAGCTATAGAAATGGCAAATAAGAATGAGAAAGATTTCAAAGTAATAGAAGGAGTACTTCAATACGCAAACCCACCGAAGCAATAACAACAACATAAAATGGCAGTAACCGAAAACACATTTACAGGTAATGGCTCCACCACCACTTACGCATTTACATTCCAATATTTAAAGACCACTGATATTAAAGCTAGTATCGGTGGTGTAGCTACAACAGCCTTCACCCTTCCAACGGCTACGACATTACAATTTAATACTGCACCTGCCAATAGTTCTTCAATTAGAATTTATCGTGATACTGATACTGATTCACCAGCTGCCACCTTCTATGCAGGATCAGCTATCAAGTCTCAAGACTTAAACGATAACTTCTTACAGAACTTATATACAACTCAAGAGAGTAAGAATAAAACAGATACATCTTGGCAAACTGGTGATGAGACAATCATTAGTACTGAAACGTGGGCTAGTAACAATACAAGAGTTGCTACCACGGGTGCTATTGACGCACGAGTAGACGCTAAGATACTTACTGCTACAACTGAAATGGCAGTAAGTAAATTAGCTGATGGAGCTGCAAGGCAAGTACTACAAACAGCTGCTAATGGTAGTGATGTTGAATGGACTAGTAATGTAGATATACCTGGTACATTAGATGTTACTGGTGCAACTACATTTGATGGTTCAGTAACAGCAACTACATTTACAGGTAATCTCACTGGTAACGTCACTGGAAATACATCTGGTTCTTCTGGATCATGTACTGGTAATTCGGTAACTGCTACTGAAGCAACTAATGTAACTGTTAGTGCTAATAATTCATCCAATGAAACTGTTTACCCTATATTTGTAGATGGAGCAACTGGTACTCAAGGTGCAGAATCAGATACAGGATTAACATATAACCCTTCAACAGGTGTACTTACATCTACTTCATTCACTGGTAATGTAACTGGTAATGTAACTGGTAATACATCTGGTTCATCTGGGTCTTGTACAGGTACTGCAGCTACAGCGTCTGCTTTAACAGCAGCGGCTACTGTAACTAACTCTGAGCAAGCCTCACATAGTGTTGATGATGCTACATACTTTACGACATCAGCATCAGATGCTAGATATTTCAATGTAAGTAGTGGAGATACTATTAAAGATGGGGATACATTCCCAGATAATGACACAACCATAGCTACAACTGCTGCTATCAATGACAGAATTATTGACCTAGTAGATGACGTAGGTGGTTTCGTACCAATAGCTAATGAAACATCTTTTCCTAACGCTAACCCTGACGTTAATAACGGCACTGGAACTCTTGTATCTATTAAGGCTCTCGCTAGTAACCTCACCTCAAATGGAAGTGGAGTGGCAACGATTGCTAATGGTACTGTCGGAAACTCAACCGTTACCATTACTGGTTTAGCTAATAGCACAACGTATGCTTCTACATTTGGAATGATCGTAGAGACTACTTCTACATTAAACACTTATACATTCCATAGACAAGTACCAAAAGCTACTGAAGTAACTACGGTTGCTGGTGCTGTTACTAATATTAATAACGTTGGTGGTTCTATTTCTAACGTTAATACAGTTGCAGGTAATCTTACTAACATCAATACAGTAGGAGGCATATCTGCCAACGTAACAACTGTTGCTGGTGTAGCAGCTAATGTAACTACTGTTGCAACTAATATAAGTAGCGTTAATAACTTTGCTGATCTATATCAAATAGCTTCTTCAGCTCCATCTACTGATGGAGGTAGTAATTCACTAGCTGCTGGTGATTTATATTTTAATACATCTTCTAATGAATTACAAGTTTACACTGGTAGTGCTTGGCAAGGTGGTGTAACAGCTACAGGCAACTTAGTTGCTAAAACTGGAGATACCTTAACTGGTAACTTGGTACTAGATAATGCGAAGGAGATACGTCTATCTGAGACAGATGCTAACGGTAGTCACTATTTAGGATTCAAAGCTCCTGATTCAGTAACTGCAAACGTTACACTTGCTCTTCCAGATGGTGCTGGATCGAATGGTCAATATTTAAAAACAAATGGTAGTGATACGTTAAGTTGGGGTACTATTAGCAGTACGCCTGAAGGTACCGCAATACTTTCTACAGGTGAATCTGGTGGCACTAAATTCCTAAGAGAAGATGGTGATGGTAGCTGTTCTTGGCAGAATGTAAATTTAAGTGCTTATGCACCTTTAGCAGGAGCTACTTTTACAGGAGCAATTTCTGGACCATCTGCAATATTTACAGATGATGGTGCATCACAAGTTGTTCAGATCAAACAAGATGATGGAGCAGTTTTTGCGTTGAGGATAAGTAATGATACTTACTCAACTGATGTTAATACTGGTCTAAAGACATATCTCCAAGATGATGGAGATGTAGTTATTTTGAATCGTGGTAATTCAGAATATACAAATACCTACATTGCTCAACACAACGGAACTACAAGTAGGACTTTATTTGCTGGTACTGGTGCTGGTGCAGCTTATTTGTACTATCAAAATGCCTCTAAATTATCTACTACTTCAGCAGGTATTTCAATCAGTGGATCAGTTACAGATGATAAAGGCAACGTAAGATCTATACCTCAAAACACCCAAGGTTCTACTTACACCTTAGTTGCTTCTGATGCTGGTAAACATATATTTGCTAGTGGTACAGTTACTATTCCTAATAGCGTTTTCTCTGCTGGTGATGCTGTAACGATTGTCAATAATACTAGTTCAAATTTAACTATAACTAAGACTATAACTACGATGTACAATGCTGCAGATGGCACCAGTGCAAATAGAACTTTAGCTACTAGAGGAATGGCTACAATCTTATTTACATCAGGTACAGTAGCTTATATCTCAGGTGCGGGATTGAGCTAATGCCTATACAACAAATGTTTTTAGGTGCTGGTCCTAGTGAAAGAGGAAACTTTGACACTTATAAGATGTTTGCACCTAAAGGTTCCATAGCTACCAGTAATATGGATGGAGCAGGTAGATCTGGTGTAGTCGTATATCCTTGTAAAGATAGTATTACAGATAATGGTAGTTTTGATGCTGAGACTGGTACTTCTTTAACGGCAGGTACATTCTTTGATAGCCCAACACCTACTATTGCTGCTGCTTTTGGTATAGCTTCTAATGTCTCTACTACTATAAATATTATAGTAAGAGATGATTCCTATAACCATTCTTGGGATCCTGAGAATTATAATTCTTACTCATCTAGAAGACAGGATTCAATTTCTGGTTGGGATGATTTTCCTAAACCTTACTCAGAGTGGACCCCAGGTGCGTGGGCGGGAGGCGTTGGCGTAATGATTAGTGGATTCTGGAAAACTGATACAGATAGTTTAGGGAAATGGAAAACATCAGCCAGTGGTGTCTATGCTCAGCCATCACGTACAGTTGCTAGTTCTGGAACAAAAATTGATCCTAATGGCTATTCAGCGTCTTGGGCTGATCCTGATGATGCCTGTTCTGAACCAGATAACTCAAATACTGGTATGTTCTTTGGTGCTTCTTATAATCCTTTTAATTTTACTGGAGGTCTTGATTCTCCAATTATCTATTTCGCACAATTCGTTTTCACCAGTGGTTTAGGTAGTGCAAAAGGTTTTGTGATACAAGGCTACAATGATTCAACTTGGATTACGAGTGGTAAAGGAGCTGACTACCAAGGTCATGTCTGGATAATAGACGTATTTGAAACTTAATGAATAATGGGAGATGAACCATTCTTTCCTTCCATAACTCTACCTGATTCACTAACCATACCAGGTGCTTTAGATATACCTACACCTACCTTAGAACAACCAACAGCAGAATTACCTACCTTCCCTACCATTGTGGTAGCACCAAGTGTTCTGGCACCTCCTGTAGGCGTTCCTACGGTAGAGCTAGAACAGTTGATGGAAGAGGAAGTACAACGTAAACAAGAAGGAAAACCACCTAAACCTAAACAAGAAGCTGCTGAAGTTAAACGTATAGATATCCCTTTCACTGACCTTACGTTTCCAGTTCCCAAAGAAGAAATACTCGTGACTGCAGGAACAACAGCGTCAGTGTCTGTTATAGCTACCCTTACAGTAACTTCATTGTTTAAGCAAACTGTAAAAATAATGAAACCTATCATTATGCAGATTGCTAAAAGAATACAAAAGAAACTTAATGGAAATAAAGGAGGAGACGAAAAGCCCGAAACCGAATCTACTACATAAACTTAAAGATGCAGCAGAGGATCAAGAACAACAAATACAGATTCTTGGAACTTTTGTACGTCTAGGTGTTGTGGTTTGGTCGGGCTTTATTTGAATCATAACCATGAATTATGTTGAGCTACCTATGGTTAAGAAATCAGGTAACTCAGATATCACGTTCGTTGCCAGTGTGTTTACGGGAGCACTTGCGACATTCGGCTTGACCACTGGAAATAAAGGTGGTAATGGCAAACAAACAACCGTAAATTGTCCTATGGTTAAAAAGAAAGAAGACGCATGAAGAAGTATTTACTAGCTCTATTATTGCTAGTTCCAACTGCAGTTAGAGCAAATACTGTAACACCCGCCTTCACCCAAGGTTCGATGAATTCCACAACGAACTCTACTCAAAATATAGTCGAGACAATTCAAACACAAGTATATGGAGGAGATTACTCCAGTTGGACTGGACACAACATCACGCCTTCAGGACATATAAACGCTACTGGAACAAACTTCGATATAACAACCCCTGGAGCGAACTTTCAACTAGAAATAGTCAACAGAGCTGCAGGAGTAATCGAAGTAACAGACATCAACAGAACAATAGATACAACATCTACTACTACTTCCTTATCGGTCTTCTCTCAGTAGGAGTACCAGTAAAGGCTGAAGTAGGGGAAGGTAATACAGTACTAAACCCCCAAACATCAGCTGCTGCAACGGGAAATGTAACCAACCAAGCTGTGCAATTCCAGAATAATTCTGGAGTCTCACGGCAACAATATGGAGGTGGAGTGGTTTGTAACGGATCAGTTATGAGCCTCTCTCCTTATTACTTAGGAACAGAAGGTAGACCATACGAT